GTTCGAATCTAGTAACTTCGAAGTCTTCATCCTTATTTAGAATTTGCTCGATTATACTTGCTTCATATGTTTCAATAGCTTGTTGTTGACCTTGAAAATCCCAAATTTGTTCGATTGGGATCTGCAAATCAATACCACCTTGATTTACAATTTCTACTCTAATATTATTCACAGCCATCGATAAGGGGGTCAGGGATGACCGAATAAATTTCGTTTATATCAAATGATGCTCCTTCAGGATACAACCTGAAAATGATATTGGTAAATGGATAATGAGCTTCGTTCAAAAAAGGATAGTCAACACCATTGTTATTGGTGTCAATAAATCCGTAGGGATATAGATCTTTCCAATACCAAAGTTTTTGGGTATTACTAAAGAAAGAATAACCAGGTATATCCAAAACAAATCCTTCTTCAGCGTTCTCAACATAATCTGAAAACACCCTTAAAGTTATCGGATGAAAAACTTGATAATAATATCCTTTGGGGTTTGTAGTGGGTGTATCACTAACATCGAATCCTTTAGTATAATATGTTATTTTATTCATATACCGAGATATTACCCTTTCCTCTTGAGTTATGTTATTGAACTCACACCAATCACCATACATAGTGTCACCACTTACCCTCGGGAGGTTTACCGTGAATGTATAACAACTCGGGGGATCAACACATACTGTTGAGCCATCTATGTTTCTTGTGTAAGTCGATGTTAAATTGGTTTCCAAGGAATCTCCGTTTGTTGAGTCCCACCACGGATTGGTCTGTTGTGGCAACATATTGAATTCCCAACCTCTTCTTAGTTTGTTCCACCACCCGAAATAACCAACATTTTGAAATGTAGCAAAAATTTGAGTCAAGGGTCGTTTGTTGTTGTCCAATTGATTGATAATTTCTAAGTCCCTCGAAAAAGTTAAATTATAATTATTGGAACTTTGCCACTTAGCGACCCGTGAAACATTATTGGGTGTAAGTGATGAGAATTGATATTCTGCACGGTCAGAAAAGGGATTCGACTCAAATCCATTTCTCATAATTTGTGAATCATCAGGGTTCGTAAAAACCCTATGTTTTCTTACATAATAAATCGAAGTGGTTTCACCCGAGTTATTTATATCGGTAACCCTCTTGAATACACCTTCATTTCCTGTATTGAATGTCGTACCCGTATATCCAACATTTACAAGATTAAATACAAATTCATCGGAACCTAAATTACCGTTACCTAAACTAAAAACTTGAAACGTATTAGTCCCATTATAATCAAATGATAACAAAACATAATCAGCCTCTTGTAGTCCATGTTTTACAGGGCAATTCATTTGAAGGATAGGTAAACCATTATCGGAACCGGCACTTATATAAAACGGAATACCATCACCCGATAACCAAGAGGGTAACGCAGACCCATCAGTAAAGTAATATTTCATAGGAACCAAAAAGTCGTTCTCATAAGGATATGAAAGGACAACACTCCAATTATAACTTGAAGCGCTCTTAGTAACAAAGTTTACCTGAGGATTTGTTACATCCGTTCTGATAAACTCGAATTCTTGGTATGAGGGGAAACCACTCCACGAATTGTTCCCACCCAATAGTGGAACAGACTTTTCAGGGTTTACATAGTAAAGGTCGTTTAAGTAATTTTCATACTCTGTTTTTCCCACCAAATTATTATCATAGATATAGGATATCTTAACGATTGGACGAAAGGTTGTAGACTTATTTCTTTCCGCATCAAATAATGTTGCTAAATTTACCGAAACGGTTCTGTCATAATCAATTAACTCCGACTGAGTTTGGTTTAACTCTGTATTGATGCTGATGTCACTATCAGGAGCTGATTGATATTGTAAATCAGGTTTTATTACTATGTAATTATTCTCACTCATTCCTCAACTCCTAAGTATTTCTGTTTGAATTTATCCATAGCACTTGATCCAACTTTCAAACCAAAATAAAAGTACCAAGGTGCTGAGGTCAATGTGGAAAAATTGTTACCACCTAAATTATCTGAAATATAATCTCCGTCGGCATTTCGCTGAAATATATATCCCAATCTGTTTTCTATCATTCCGTTATTACCTAAGAAATATGGTGAGTTAAGTCTATCTAAAGATTGATATTGTTGGCTATAGATGTTCTGACCTCTATTCGCACTATATGTAGTGAGCCAAGAGTTTTGATCGTTACCAAATATTGATGGTTGTGATGTAGCGGAAGGTGGTGAATAAGCTTTGTTTTGCCAATTATAAAAAGGAACAAATTGTGATTTTGTACCCAAGTAATCGGCTAAAAGAATCGGTCCTGAATCATTTCTATTTATTCTTCTCGGTGATATCAGATCTCTCTGATCAGGAAAAGAATTGTAGAAAATACCAAAGACAGGGTTACCTGAAGTGTCAGAAGATATATAAATAGGGTTATCAGCAGGATTTGTAGGATCGTCAACATAATTACCCTCATTGAATGGTTCAACACCATATTGAGAGTTTATTTGTAACATTTGAGCATAATCGCCATCAACCCTTTCTTTATTACGACTAAAAAATGATGCCAACGCCGCATTACCTGTTGAAAATATACTTTGTATAAATGTAATATTTACCAACCTCGACACAGTAAAAATCTGAACCAAATTGGTAATTTCATTCCAAGTTGATGTATTCATATTATCCATCTGATATCCATAGTAATCAGGGGTCTTAATAACATCCTTTGTCCAAATATATTTTGGACCCAAGTCCATAATAGTTGTTGGAAACAATAAGTTATATTCATTCAGAGGCTCAAAGTTAATTCCAGGTATGATACCACCACCAGTCTTGTCGGGAGCTTTTTTACCAATGAAGGTATTTGTAGTTGAGTTCCACGGACTTGATCTATAATAAAAGTTATTGGTTTCTTCATCGAAGACCATTGTGTCGGCACAGAATGTATAATTGACACTCACAGGAACACCCCCAATGCTAACTACGTTCCTAACCTTCAGGTCACCATTACTATCGAAAGACGGTCTATTCTTAAACGGGAATGCATATAGAGTGCCGTTCACCCAAGAGTTTACAAACACGTGGGAGAACACACCACGACAGAACGCAAAGGTGACTCTAAACCTTTGTTCCCATTCCAAATAATTTTGTACTGAAGAAGGAATTGTTTTCAAGTAGCTACCATTACTATCGGGAGCCAAGAAATTATAACAACCATCGGCAACTCGTACAGGATTTTCATTATCGGGGCATGGAGTCAACACTGTAAGTCTGCCCTCAGAATCTGTTGTATAACAAGTAAGTGGTACCATACCACTACATCCAAAACTCGATATTACTCTATCCAAATTATTATCAGTATCACTCGATTCAGATATTTCCCCCAAACCAAATTGTCCTGATACGACAAACCCTTCAACGTTGGCTCCCAATGATTCAATAAAATAAAATGAGAAATTATCATTTTGAAACAAAGCAAAAGAGTTGTTACTGTTGTCGGGTACTTGAGTGGTATCTGAAGTTGGTAATCTATCGGATCTTATCAATAATTTGGGATTGTTTTCCACGTTATCAAATACAATACTTACACTCAGTAAGTTTGGATATGTCGGAGTATATAATCTCGCGTCGTATGTTCCCGATGAGTCATAACCATCAAGTCCCATAAATGATCCACCCTCGATTACACCTTGATACTCAGGGCTAAAGAATCTAAACTTTTGGTGGATGTTACCATCATCCGATAAAGAACCACCAGAGTTGTAATTACCATTCATAAAATGACTTAGTGGTTTATCACCAAGATATGGTATATAGGACAGTTGAGATTTATCCAATGAGGAATAGAACCTTATGGTATCAGAAATAATTGGTTGAAATTCGCTATTTTTTACGGTGAAATTATAAGGAGCATGGTATAGTGAGGATACTGAATATGCTGTCTGATGACTTTCAGGTGTTTTGAAGTTTGTATACCATGTACCTGAACCACTATTGGGTTGTATCGGTATGTTCATAAAATACTGACCTACAACACTAACAGTGTTTGATCCTAAAGTATATCCAAAGATCTTAGATAAATCATAGGAAATAGTCTGTTGGGCTGTGAAAGGGTCAACACCCCTATTTAAAAATACAATTTGATAATCATCATATTGACTACCTATACTATCTAGTGAATTCAGGGTAACAGTGGTTATCACACCGTCACTTTGTCTGTAAGTGATAGTTTGTTGTTTATCTAAAAAGTATTTCCTTAATAGTGAATTTCCACTACTCACCAAGGTATTAATGTTCGATAGTGTCAATCCAGTAATCACCTGTAGATATTCCATACCACCTTTTTGTCGGTAAAAATCTTCAGTTGTATTACCCGATAGATAAATTGTGGAGGTTCCCGTGGTTCCATCGGTTTTTATATAACTTACGGATTTGGTGACAACACCTTGTTGTGTGGTCCCTGTAATTGAAAAATTACCAAATTGGTTGATAGTGGTTGACGACAAATTAATATCTACAATTGTATCAGGATCTGTAAAGGTAAGTAGAGTTCCTGCAGGTAACTGACTTGAAGGCTGAACTAACAATACCAACAAATTATCGGTAAAGGGTTGTGATAAATAACCATTTGTTGATACGGTCGTCTGAACTATATTGGACTCCTCAAAATATCTTTCACGGATATTTGCAAGGTTCAGTGATTGTGATAATGTGGTATCAGCATTGAAAAATAGACTATTGACACTGAAGACTTTTGTCATCGGTGTTCCAACCAATCTTTGACTCGGTGGGTCATATCCCAATGGAAATCCAGCTAAAGCCCATCTAAACCCACTTATATCCGCAGCGAACTTGTTTTGTCTGTTTTGATTACTACCATATGGATATAAATCAGGATCGACACCAACAGGCTCAGTACTTGAGGGATCTCCGTTTAAATTTGACCAAGTACCACCCGCATTACCAGGAAATAAAATAGAAGTACTTTGTCTATTATAAACAATATAATCTCCGATTTGTTGTTCAGAGACTGATCCACCTCCAAATAAATTTATATTGTTTGTATATTGTAAACCCAATTCCTCGATCGGACAATCACAAGCGTCACAATCAGGATAACTTAACATCGGTAACTTAAACTGACGAAAATTAAAATCTATAAGTAAGGGTGAAATAAATTTAATGTAAAGTTGTTGTAAAAGCAAATATCTAGCGGCTGTTAAGAAATATATCGCTATAAGACCCCACATTGGAACGGGGAAAGCCGCGTTTACAGCATAAGCAAAATTAATGGCAACCAAGAAACTCAACCATGCAGGTATGAAAACAGCTAACACAAATCTAGCTATCGGCCAAAACTGAGCAATAAACGATAATATGGGAATGAGAGCAACAACAACGGGAGTAAGTAATACAATAAAAAAGTTGACAACAAAAAATAATAAATCAAAATTTCTTACACCATCGGTTGCTGGAAACTTGTTGTTATCAGATGCACATCCAGGGTCTGTTATTTCTTTGATACCGATGAAATTTCCCCTCGACAGACCTTTGAAATATTGATCAACTAAACCTGATACGGTATACACTTTATTATACATAAACTCATAGAAAGTGTCTTTACATTCGATGGCATCTTGTGAGTTGGTATATCCACTCCAATCTAATCCGAAATAATATGAACCGATAAGTTTTTTATAATCATCTGTGTTAGTGCTTAAATCATAAAATGGATCATCATTAGAATTCACCCATCCATATTCTTTGATGTTTGGAACCAAAAAGTATGCTCGTCTTGTTTCGTTCAACTCCAAACTAGGTGATTGTCCATATTTGATTTTGAATCTATATTTTCCCTTGGTTGGAACTCCAACTGATGGATCTTGACTCAACACCTGTTCTCCAAATTCATTAGTTATTACATAGTCTAAGTTCATCGGAACTTCTAAAAGCCATGTACCATCTTCGTCGATTACCTTTCCACCTTGATCAAAATTTGCCGCCTCCAATATTGGTAATCCATCTGAGTCTTGAAATATCGTTTGTCTAATCGCTATAATTTCCCCTTCGTTGGTTATAAGATTACATAAATTACCCATTTCTGTGGGTGGTCTACAACCACTCGCAATTGCCCTGTCGTCAATATTTGAGACTAAGGATCCCATAAATAAAGCGGTGGGTTGTATCGAAACACCGACCTGACCTAAATCAAAATCGTGACGAACAATTGCAATTTGACAAACTTCAGGTTGACCCCAAAAGGGTGATACTTCTATAGATTGTGAAAGGCTAACAATTTGTGGTAATGTTGTCAAATCAGGTGAACTTTGAAAATCCGCACCATTGAATTGATCTGCGGTTGCTCTACCGATTCTAATCAAATCTTGTGGTCCCATAGAAAAAGGTCCCATATCTGAAAGATCAAGATCCATAACCAATGTGTGTGTACCAATCGGCACACCCATAATCATAAAATCACCACTACCATTTGTTTTGACGGTATACTTGTAATATTTGTCATATACTTGTATAAGAGCAGGATTGGTGAGTATATCTTCTTTACTCGGGAATGTTCCAGTAGGGGTGTGTCCTTGGTGACTTTGTTCGTAGGGTAAGAGATTGTATCTATAACCATCTGAGTTAACGTCCTCTACTCGAGAATAAGGATACAAATCCCTAATTATTTCATTGTTTAAATCTTCCTCAGTTATAGGTACAAATATTGAGACACGAGCGTTTGGAATACCATAACCACCGTTTGAAAAAACACGACCAACGACAACACCGTAGTCAGCACACATCCTTGTGTAAACTTCTTCACTCCTAACCTTAAGTGATAAAATTTCGATTTGTTCAAAATCTTGTTCTAACTCAATGTTAATTTGTCTATCAACTCCGATCTGTGTGGGTAACCTATATGATTTTGACATTAAAAAATACTTTCTTAGATAAATAGTTTATTAGCTATTTTATTAAAAGTAATGAAATATCAAGAAAAATATATATCAGGAGAAGTTTACCGTTTGGAAGTTTTTGACTCTAACTGTAATGTCCTTAGCTGGGAATCTGATTTGGTAAATTTGATTCGGTTCTGCGAAGATTGTATTATCAACCAACCCAATTTTTCGTGTTATTGGATCTGAATAAATCATCGATGTTTGTGCTGAACTGTACTGTCCTCCGACTTTATTGAATATTGAAATTTCACCAACACTAATGATTCCGTTTTCTGATTGAATAATCCTGTTCAACTCTGATACTAAAATATCCTCGCCTAATCCTCGTAAAGTAGGACTAAAAAAAGTAGTAATTCTATCTATCACATTTGATATTACGGCACCTTGATTCTGTGTCGCATCTAACACAACTTGAATATCAACCGCCAAATCGATTACCTGAGCACTACCGATCTGAACATAGTCATTTATCATACGATAATTCGACAAATATTCTGCTAAATTTTGTTTCATTGTTTGTGAAACTTCGGGTGTCAGATTACCTGAAGAATCATAAGATAATACGTTGATAATAATTTTGTTGTTATTTTCTGTAATTGAAACCTTCGCGGGAGCTCCGAACTGACCAGGCATATTTCTTATAATAGCCTCATAATCATTTATCGTGACTGCTCTGTTCTGAGCCGCGAAGTTGAAAGTAACAAAGTTTCTTACTTCTTCTGTTGATGGATATCCTGCACCACCGATAGCGGCGGTAAGGTTATTACAAGTCAAGGAATTTATTACCGATGTATTGATAATATCAGATGGACCATTTACAAAGAAGTCTACAGCCCCTATTTGGTTGATAACATTGACCCCTAAGTTGGTTCCAAGACCACCACCTATTCTATATTGTATAAAAATAGTGGTGTTGGCTTTTAGTGTAGAACCTAAAGACATCATGTTATTTTGGAATCTCTGAATCTTCAACGGCACGTCTAAAGCCGTGAACTCCCTTAATTGATCCTCAGCGGTGTTTGTTCCACCCCCAAAGGTTATTTTTAAGAATCCCTCGGGTGTATATTCTGTTACAAATCTTTCCTGTGTTTGAATGTATCTCCCGACCTTGATTGCTGGGTCATCTGATGGCTTAGTTGGATCTTCAATAAACACTCTGTCATCAGCCAACGCTGGTACTTCGTATATTCGTCCTGCAGCACCTAAGAATTCTTGTGAACTTGGAATGTTGGAATATGAAGTACCATCTCTTTGAATAATAGACGTAACCCCCAATACATTTTTTTCAGGTAAAAAGAACTCAAAAAATGGTCTGACATCATTTGGTGTAATAACTCTCTTGAATACCTTTGTAATACCATTTACCACCGTCTCTCTTTTAGTAATAGTGTAATTTAAAAGATTACCATTTTGGTCAAAGTTTGGGATTTTTAATCTATTAGGAAAACCATCTTGGTTGAAGGGAGATGCAAAGTTTATATCATCTATACTTTCAAATATTTGTCCTGATCCAACTACTTGACTACCTCTACGTAAAATACCCAAATACCTCTCATCTTCTTTATCACCAAATGCAGGAACTGTGATGGAAAAATCTACTAAAGATATCGAAGGTCTCTGACCTGGTATTTTCAGACCATAAGTCCGAGCTATGTTATAAATCGATGAACGTTGTTGGGCATACTGAAGAACGGTCTCTTGAATACTCCTATCGATATGATAGTGTAGATTGTCAGCTACTGCCGCGTTCAAATCCAAAAAAACCGAGTATACTGAAGCATCATTGAAGTTATCAATAAGTTCAGGATAAAAAGTTTGTGTATAATTGACAAGTTCTTGTCGGATTGCCGCAAAATCTCGTACTGTATAGGATATTCTTCTTTCAGCCATACTTTTAAATATTTAGAATAATAAAATCTTTAGTGTTGAATACATCGTTCGATATGGCATAATCGATACGGACTGTTGCGGTATAATCAACTACGTCAGAATTGTATGTCCTGAGGTCAGGATCTACTACTCCACCAGCAGTGTTAGCGGTCAAACCAGCTGGTGCATCTTCAGGTGCTGTAATGTTTATACTTGTAAGTTGTAATTGTGGCATATATTTGGTCACAGAATCTCTTATTTCAGCTTCGATACTCTGAAATGTCGGGCCGTCTAAAGGTTCAAAAATATATTCCAATAATCTCGTTCCGAAATCTGGTAAGAAATATCTTGAACCCTTCCGAGTCAACAATAAATGGATAAGGTTACTTCTGATCTCCTCAGCGGTATAATCCGTTAAATCTAAGTATTTTCCATCAAATGAATCTACAAAGGGAAATGTCAATCCATATGTTCTGCCGTTTGCCATAATTCATAAATATACTTCAATATTTTTTTTAAGACATAAAAAAACCCCAACAGTTTATTGTCGGGGTTTTCATTCATTATTGTGATTATTTCTACACTATGCCTGACAAGCCACGCATTCGAGGTCATTCAAGTTCAGTTTCTTTCTTCCAAAAGCCTGTGCTGAATTCATTGAGTGTTGATAGTATAAGGTCTTGACACCTAACTTCCATGCATCAATCAACAATTTGTTTACGTCTTTTGTCGGCATATCGGGTGAAATCATAAGATTCAGAGACTGTGCCTGATCAATATAATCCTGTCGTACCGCAGCTTGGTTGATAATTGATGACTGATTGATTTCAGCGAAAGTTCTAAAAACATCTTTTTGTTCGTTTGTTAAGAAATCCAAGTGTTGGACTGATCCATCAAATTTTTTGATAGTATCCCAAATCTCTTTGTTGTCCTTACCTAAATCATTT